CTATTTAGAGTTCTCGGTGGCCGTCGAGCTAATGGATAAACAGAAAATAACGAGGAAGCTAGATAAGGTGAGCCATACTCTCCGGACTATCTCTGGGCAATCGCGTTACATATGAGAAGAGACGCGCACTTTAATATCGAACTCGCTAAAGAGTACGGGATAGATACCGCCGTAGTAGTCCATCACTTGGCGTATTGGTGTCACAAGAACAAAGCAGAGAACCGAAACTTTGAAGCCGGTACTTGGTGGACTTACAACAGCGTGCAAGGCTTGCAGAAGATGTTACCCTTTTGGACGCGTGACCAATTGCGAAGAAGGATAGAACGAGCGATAGAAACCGGGGTATTGATTAGAGGCAATTTCAATTCGATGGGTTACGATCGAACTACATGGTATAGCCTAGCCCCACTCATTTGGCAGTTTTACGAAATGGATGTGGCAGAGTTGCCTAATGCAGTTGGCAAAGTTGCCAATTCCAAAAGGCAGAATAGCCAAATGGATTTGGCGGAATTGCCAAACCTATACCAAGGAGAACACAAGGAGAACCCAAGAACAACCACAAGGTTTCAGGAACCCTCTCTCGATGAGGTTGTTTTGGAGTTTCAAAATAAGGGCGTTAAAGAAGCCGGCGATATAGCCGCAAAATTCATAAACTTCTATACCTCGAACGGTTGGAAGGTTGGTAAAAACAAGATGAAGAGTTGGCCGCACGCGGTTAATACTTGGATCCAAAGAGACAAAACAGATGGACGAACAAACACCCGGCGCGGTTTTAAAGGAGAGAATTTCAACGCTTCAGAACTCGCCAACTTTATCTCCGAAGGTTAGCGAATCGAGTAGGGCTTTATTTGCCTACCGCTTTTCCGATGGGCCGCCCGTAAAATATACCCCGGCCCAGGCTTGGGAAGGAGGTACAAATATCCAAACCGCACTAAAGTACGAGCCGCAATTAACCCGCGCCTTTTTGGTTGCCGAACTAGGGGCTTTATGCAAGATCGTATCAGCCGGTACGACGATATCCGATAGCCAAGAAATGGCCGAAGTAGTCCGAGCATTGATAGAAGAGTTCCCTACGTTTAAGCTAGAGGAGTTTTCTAGCGTGTTTAAGCTAATATCTCGCGGTAAATGGAAGCTATATAACCGGCTCAAGTTAGAAACGCTTATAGACTGCTGTAAGTCTTGGGAAGAAACAAGAGCCGAAACTATTTTAGAACGATCTCACCGGCCCGATTTAGATCCATTCGAAAGAACAAGCGATAGACTCGCAAAGGATCGGCCGCAATGGATCAGCATAACAGAACAAGACCTAATTGATCTAGGACAAATCAAACCAAAGCTATGACGCATGGCTCACTGTTTTCAGGAATCGGAGGCTTTGACCTTGCAGCCGAATGGTCGGGATTTACTAACCTATTCAATTGCGAATGGGAAGAGTTCCCGCGTAAAGTCCTCAAGCACCACTTCCCCAACGCCAAACAATATGAAGATATCAAGGACTTCGACGCAACTGAGTATTATGGACGACTTGACATCCTCTCCGGAGGTTTCCCATGTCAAGACGCAAGCCTTGCCAAACAAGACGGAAAAGGACAAAAAGGACTTGAAGGCGACAGAACAGGGTTATGGACAGAAATGGTTCGCGCCATCAAAGAAATACAACCCAAATACGTCGTTGCCGAAAACGTATCGAATATTCTTAGAACCAACAATGGACGAGATTGGAGAACAATCCTCCGTGAATTGGATGGAATGGGGTACAATGCAGAATGGAGAGTTACACGAGCGAGCGAACTCGGTGCCTGCCACCACCGTTCCAGGTGCTACTTGGTTGCTTACCCCAACAGCATCCGACTCAATGAGGGAGAATCTTTCTTCTCCGATGTACTTCAAGAGATACCACAGAAGCGCAGGCTCTTTGCCGGAACATCTGCATCGATTGGGGTTTCGTGGGAAACTGAACCCATCGTTTCCGGGTTGGATGATGGGATTCCCAAAGAATTGGACGGCATTACCTTTCCAAAGTGGAGAAGAGAATCAATCAAAGCATACGGAAATGCCGTAGTTCCCCCTTTAATTTTGCAGATATTTAAGGCAATCCAAGAATTCGAAAACCAAAGCAATGACGGAACGCCAACGCCTCAAGAATAAAATCGATACTGTTTTCAGCATCTTTATACGAACGCGGTTTGCCGATCATGCCGGCTTTACGAATTGCTATACGTGCGGAGTTGTAAAGCATTGGCAAAAACTAGATGCCGGGCATTTTCAGGGCAGAGGAAAGTTATCCACAAGATGGCACGAGTTCAATGTATTCCAACAATGTAAACAATGCAACGGCTTTAGAGGCGGAGAGCAATTTAAGTTTAGTAGGCAACTAGATGCCGATTACGGAGAGGGAACGGCGGAAGAAATGGAGCGGCTCGGTAACCAAATGCGTAAGTATTCTATTCAAGAACTCCGCGATTTGTTGAAACATTACAAAGCCAAAGTAGAGGACTTAGATTTATAGGGGGCATTTTTACTAGGTGAACCTTTCCGAATACCTCGAAGAGAATTATAAAGCGGTTAGAGGTATGGCCCGCAACATTGCGCCGGGAGACTACAAAGACCTTTGCCACGAGGTTATAATTCAGCTATACGATATCGACAAAGCCAAATTAGCCCCGCTCATTGAGTCCGGGGCTATTCGGTTTTGGATCGTGCGGATGCTCATTAACAACTACCGAAGTAAAACAAGCCGATACCATTACAAGTATCGCAAACCTGCAACACGAATTCGAGAACTTAAAAGCGAGATTATTAAATGGTCGGAGCCTACCCAATGGGAGGTAAGAGAGAATCAATTTCAAGCCATCGAAAACGCGATAGAGGATGTACCATGGTTCGACGCGGTTGTATTTTCTATATACTATGAGGAAGGCCATAGCTTAAATACCTTAGCAGAAGAAACCGGCATCAGCCGGCATACTCTTTACAGTACCATTAGAAGAACGCAAGATGAAATCAAAAAGCAAACCGAAGGGGTTGGGGGATATAGTCGAGAAATTTACAGCGGTTACGGGTATTAAATCAGCGGTGAAAACTTTAGTCGGTGAGAATTGCGGATGCGATGAGAGGCGCGATAAATTAAACGAGATGTTTCCGATGCTCAAAAATGCCGAGATGAGCAAAGAGCAAATGAAAACTTGGGAGAATCTACAACCCGCTCTAGCTACTGGAAGATTAAGGGGGAACAATAGCACGGCATTTAGAAGCCTTTACGATGCTATCTTTGAGAAGCGACATAGGTGGTGCGGATGCGGTAACGAAACGCCAAGGCGAATAGAGACGATAAAGAAGATCTACGAATACTCTTGCAAGGAATGAAGGATCCAATTATAGAACGCGTTAGCCTTTCCGAGATTCGCGCGAACCCAACTAACCCACGCGAACTAAGCCGCGAAAATTACGATACCCTAGTAAGAAGCATGAAGGACTTTCCAGAGATGCTACAAGCAAGGCCCCTAATAGTAGCCGACGGGATTATCATAGGGGGTAATATGCGATACCAAGCCCTCCAAAGGTTAGGAGTAAAAGACACCTACATTATCCGAGTCGATCACTTTACAGAGGAGCAACGGTTAGAGTTCGTCATTAAGGATAACCTTAGCTACGGATCTTGGGAATGGGATATACTCGCTAACGGTAACGAATGGGAAGAGCAAAAGCTAAAAGAGTGGGGCCTTCTCCTTTGGCAACCTGAAGAAGAACCTAAGCCCCCCAAGAAATTCGGAACGATTCAAATAGAGTTTAATGAGGACGATTACGAAACGGCCTCCGAGTTAATCAAATCGGTTAGGACTTCAGGAGACTATATAGGTTCAGCAGTATTAAAGGTTTTACTAGATGAGTTTAAATAATGTCGGACAAAATCGTACATAGTAAAAGGGCGATCATACAAGCCCTAGAGAAGTCTCTCGGTGTTGTGTCTGTCGCTTGCCGTTCGGTTGGCGTTAGCCGGGATACTCATTACCGATATCTCAGGGAAGACGAAGAGTATAAAACCGAGGTAGAAAGCCTATCCGAAGTAGCGATAGATTTTGCCGAGTCTTCATTACATAAACTAATACAGGAGGGCGTACCAAGCGCGACGATATTCTACCTAAAGACTAAGGGCAAAAAGCGAGGTTATGTAGAAACGCAAGATATTCACGTAACCGCCCAGGCATCGGATGCGCCGCCGTGGTTCGATGTCGAGGAATGAAGAAGAACGCTACTACCTACTATCAAGCCAAGGCTTGTACTAAGCGGATCCAAATCCATCAAGGAGGCACAAGGAGCGGTAAGACTTGGAGTCTATTACAAGTGCTTGCGGAATGGTGCTATACACACCAAAATTGGAATCATATTATAACGATCTGCCGGAAGACTTTACCCGCTCTTAAGGCTACGGCTATGAGAGACTTCCTAGAAATAATCGACTCTGCCGGGTGGTATGATGTTAAGTATCACAACCGAAGCGAACACACCTACAAGCTATTCGGTAACCTCATCGAGTTCGTATCCATAGACGAGAGCCAAAAGATTAGAGGCCGCAAAAGAAATATGCTTTTTCTAAACGAGGCTAACGAATTGACTATAGAGGATTGGAGGCAGTTAATACTACGAACATCTCCCGGCCCGATTATTCTAGACTTCAACCCGTCGGATGAATTTTCGTGGATATATGACGAAGCAATGACGCGAGAGGATGCCGCCTTTTTTCAGACAAACTATAAGGATAACCCTCACCTTCCCGATGAGTTAATAAGGGAGATCGAATTACTTAAGACGGCCGATCCGAATTATTGGCGAGTCTACGGAATGGGGGAGCGAGGATCTAGCCCGGCCGTTATCTTCCCTTCATGGCATGGAGTTGATACCATACCGGAGAACGCCAAGTTAGTAGCGCATGGATTGGACTTTGGATTTACGAACGATCCTACTTCTTTGGTATCGGTATACAACCGGGGTCATGAACTCTATATGAAATGCCGACTCTATCAAACCGGATTAACTAACCTTGATATAGGAGAGAAACTCACCGAGTTAGGAATAGGGCGCGAGCCGATAGTAGCAGACTCCGCCGAGCCGAAATCTATAGAGGAACTCTCCCGCCTTGGCTTCTCTATACGAGGTGCAATTAAAGGCCCGGACTCGGTGCGCATGGGTATCGATATCCTAAGACGGCATCGCCTACATGTTACTAATGATTCGCCCGATCTCATTAAAGAACTAAGAAATTACAAATGGCAGACCGATAAGAACGGGCAACAAGTAAACCGGCCCGAAAGTAGCGGATGGGATCACGCAATAGATGCCGCCCGTTATGTTTGCCAAAATCACCTAGCAACAAACAAGCGAGGAAAATACTTTATATCGTGAAGAGAAGAATAACCGTTCCGGAGACGTTAGCCGATATTACCGTTGGGCAGTATATGGAACTCTCCAACCTACCGGAAGATCAAGAGCCAAAAGAACAAATGGCGGATACTCTCCGTATTGCGTGCGGGCTATCTAAAAAGGATATCCTCAATATGGAGAACGCCGATCTAGTGAAGATCGTTGGAATTCTAGCCGGTATATTAGAAGGCTCCGAAGATGCGGAATTTATGAAGTTTATAGAACTCGATGGCATACGCTACGGGTTCCATCCTAACCTAGCTAAAGTAACTGTAGGGGAGTTTGCGGATTTAGAGATGCTAACCCAAGACACGAACAAGCACCTACCTACAATATGTGGAATACTCTACCGTCCGGTTATAGAAGAACACGCCGGCTTTTATAAGATAGAACCCTACGACGGAGAAGATAGGGGAGCCATATTTAAAGAGGCCCCGGCTTCGCTCGCTCTCGGCGCGCTCGGTTTTTTTTTGTCCGTCGCTCTGAAATTGCAAAGCAGTTTAGCCAATTATTCCACGGAGGAGAAGGCGGGCCTATCGCCGATAAATGGGGATGGTTTGCCGTCATCGTTGCGTTGGCGGGCGAAGACATTACCAAAGTCGAAACGGTGGAAAGGCTCCCTATTAACGTGGCTCTTTCCTTCTTGGCGTACCAACAAGACCAACGAACAAGCCAATCTATAAACGTACCATAATGAAAACCGTTAAAGAACTCCTCGACATTCTCGAAACCGTATCACTATCTAACTACTTTATCCGATCCTTCAAATCGGGAGAGATGAGCGAGGTAGACCTAAACAAACTAGGGGCCACGGATTACCCGCTTTGCTTTGCCGATATCGGGGAGGCTTCAATAGAACGCGGCGCGTTAATCTATTCGCTTGATATCCTCGTAGCCGATATAGAGAAGAGCGGAGAAACCCAACACGCCCAAGCCACGAGCGACACGTTACAAACCTTGCACGATCTAATCAATCAATTCCATCAGAGCGTATCGAGTGCCTCCGATGTCGGATCCGATTACATTATAGAGATGCCGGTTAATTGCCAAGCCTTTACCGGGAGATTCGATAACATCTTAACGGGTTGGGTTGCATCGGTTCGCCTCTCGGTTCCGAATACGAATAACCTTTGTATTGATCCCTTCGCATGAATGATTCGATTTTCATAGGAGGGGTAGCCGTACCGATGGATAACACCGTGGACGAACTCAAGGCCACGGGTAAAGAGATTATCCGTCGCGCTAGAATTCGACTAGCCCGGAACAAGAAGAACGTAACCGGACGGCTTCGGGATTCTATGAAGGCGGAGGTAGATATAGTAGAGCCAAAGGATACCGTGTTTCTAGCCTTTACTTTTAAAGGGGCCGAATATTGGAAGTTTGTAGATCTCGGCGTTAAGGGTTCTCTTAGCAGTAGAAAAGCCCCTAACTCACCGTATCGCTTTGGAACGGGTAGCGGAAGAAAGGGAGGGCTAACCGCCGGCATTGATCGTTGGGTTATCCAAAAGAATATAAAAGGAACGAGAGACGAACAAGGTAGATTTACCCCACGAAAAACGCTCGTTCGACTTATCGCCAATAAGATATTTACCACTGGCATAAAACCTAGCTACTTCTTTACCGCGCCCTATGATGCGGTTATTAAAGAGCGAGAGCCGAAACTAGCACTAGCCATTGGGCAAGATCTAGCGGCTTTAATCATTCAGGCTCTAAGCCC